GTGCATGTTAGCTTCAGTCAAATGTAAACCAACTTGACTTTTAAGATATTCAAGCCGATTAATCCTCATCGTCGCATTGTAAATTTTCATGCGCCGGTTAACGTCATCACTGAATGAAGCAAAAGTAACGTGTTTCCCTTGTGCCCGTAATTGTGCCCCTTGAAGAACTAACTGTCGAGCTTCATTCTCGTAATCAGCAATATCCAACGCATTAACAGCTGAATAGGCATTCTTTAATCCACCAACTGATTTTGCTAAGCCTTGATATTGATGATCAATATCTTTGTTGATTTCAATAATGACTTGGTTGTAGTAGCGCTCAATTAGTCGAGCAAAAGCAGCATCGGAAGCGATGTTTTTCTCTTGCCACCTTCGTTCTTGCTTGGCTCTTTTATCCCAATAACTACTCGTCTGTTGTTTCTTCGTCATCGGTATCACCAGGTTTATTCATATCCAGTGCAGAAGGCCCGTATTTCATCGCATCTTGCATATTATCGATTTTTTCGTCTTTAATTCGCTTTAATTCAGCCTTCGGGTCATCGACAAACGGCAGAATCTTCAACAAGGTTTCGTGTGACACTAAGCCTTGAAGCTGTTGCGCAATTGAAGCATCGTTTGAGAGGTCTTCAGGCAAGTTGCGTTTGAAATCAAAGTCAAGGTCACGCCAAGCATCTTTTTGTGAATCAGGAAGGACAGCCCCAGCACTAAACACAATTCGATATAAATTCCGCAATGCTTGAGTAAACTTTCGTTCTTTGTTAGCTGCCATGTTGCGCATAGGAAGAAGCTTATACTGCAACGCCACGCCAGATGAATTACCAGCGAATGCTTCGTCATTCAGGTTAGCAACCATCGAAATTTGATAAATCATTGAAACCAGTCGGTCAATAATATGTTCTTGCATATTGTCACCATCGGGCTTACTAATGAACTCAACATCAGCATTAGCAGCGTCGGCATCGGGGCTGTAAATCATTTGATTCCCGATTAAATCGGCGTCTGGTTTCCCATCACCGTCTTGGTCAAGATTAACTCCGAGCACTTTAAGATAAGCATTATCAAAGTATTCTACTTGGTTTGCTTTCTGACTAAGAACACGGTCAAGTTCATCAATTAAAGTCTTAACATTATCAAATACGCCTTGCCGTTCCTCATTGCCGTAAAATTCAACAGCAGGAACTAAGCCATATAAGTTAGGCTTTTCTTCAGTGAATTTACTATTAACAAACGGAACAATCTTATCAGCGTAATAAACCATTCCGACTTGTTGTTCGTCATTGTCTTTCCAGTAGCGAACAAATGCTAACGGTTGCCGTGCTACCGTGTCGTCATAAATCATGAAGGAAGTAGCAGGAGAAGAAAAAGCAATCCGGGTATTGCTATCCTCATCTTGATAAACAAAAGCAAGCGAACGACCATAAATATCCGCTTGCTTGCTAATTTCTGATAATTTATCTTGAAATGAGTTCTCATCATTCCACTGTTGCAGCATCACATTAGAAACTTTATCTTCTAGCGTAATCTTTGGTGGAATACCCGTAAAGAAACCGTTGTATGTGTCCACAATATAGTGAGGTAAGTTCGCAACCAGTCGATTATCTGGTCCAAACACTCGTTTAACGTTATGTAGAATATCGTGATTGCCTTCGTACATATCAAGATTGTGTTGATATTCCTTAGCTAGTTCATTGTTTTTACCAATGAAACGTAACAAGTCTGAAATAGTTAATTCCTCATCACGTGGATAAATAAAAACGTTATTATCAACAATCTTACCTTTGATTGTTTCAGCCATTCAATCACCCCTTAAATATATATATTCTTTAGAACGGTCGCCTTTGGGCTAGCCATTCCATTAATTTCAGTTAATGCATAACGAATCGCATCAATTTCGTGGTTGTATGAATCAACCGGTTCGTTGGTGTATTCGTTGGTTTGCTTATCTTTCTTGTATGTATAGTTCTCTAATTCTTCGATTGTCTTTACACAGCGGTCATCAACAATTAAATGATACTGTTGCATGAATGAAATTCCCTGAACGATACTATCCTTGCCTTTCTTAGCTGGTCGTATCCGTGAAATACCATCACGTTTAATTTCCGCAATTGATTTAGGCTCGGCAGCATCAGCAGTGATGACTTCTTTTGAATAGCCCATCTGTTTAATTATCCGGGCAATATCATCATTCAACATTCCACGACTAGCGTATTCCTCTACCACGTAAATTCTACGGGTGCTCTCATCAACTTTAACGTGCATGAAGGCTGTTTCATCATTAGTGTACCCAAAGTCCAAGCCAAAGTAGCTAGGAAGATTTGAGAGGGCACGCATATTTAATCGTCGTGTCTCAAAGTTAGGAAATACCAGCTTGTCTAACGTAGCAAATTCACCCAACGTATAAATCTTGTAGTACGCTGGATTGGTTTCTTTCAGATTCTCAATTGTCCTGATGTTATCAGCATCCAAGAAATGATTATCCTTGTAAGTCGACTGGTGAATTGCTACTCGGCCATGATTAACCACTGCATCAGGAGCAAACCATTGCTTGTAAGTCCAGTTCAGCTTTGATACCGGGTTGAACATGCAAAACAGTTGTCGCTCTTTATGCTTCGGTTCACGAAGACGAAGAGTTAATTGAGTAAAGTCGTCTTGGTTAAATTCAGACGCTTCTTCCATAACCACATCAGATAATCCTTTGATAGACTTAATCTTTTCCGGGTCGTCCATCCCTTTAAACAAGAAAACCGCACCATTCGGTAAATGAATCGTACGGTCTGAATTATTAACTTTGCATAACGGTAGTAGTTGCCAAGTCGATAAACAATCAATCACATCAGTAAAGATTGAATCCTTAATTGTTCGATCAACTTTACGCAACCACAGCACCTTACGGGGATGATTCCAATGTTTTAAAGCCTTAAGTACAACTTTCTGAACGACACCATGTGACTTACCCGAACTCGCGCCGCCGTAAGTCAGTACCAAACCTCAATGAAATGGTCATAGTCAAAAAGACTATCATAAATCTGCTTATTAAAAACATTAGCAGGCTTAGGAAACCTTAGATTGATGGTTGGCACGGTATCACCTTCTTCTGTCTGGACCATAAATATCCCTTGAATGATTTAATTTTACCATCGCAGCAGCGATAAACGCTTCTACGATTAAAGCCATTCCGATCCACTTCACGTCCTGAGTTCCACACTTTTACTAGATTACCTTCTAAATCATATTGATAGATTTTCCAAGTATTATGTAATCGTTGCGAAGTCACTGAACGCCTTTTGACATTTCCATAATTCATGTTGTATTCGCTGGTACACCATTCAAGATTATCTACACAATTATTAAGCTTATTTTCATCCTTATGGTTAACTTCAGGTAAATCTTTGTCGTTCAAAAGAAATGCTTCGGCAACCAAGCGGTGCACCTTCTTAGTGCAGCGATTTAAATTAACCTGAGCGTAACCATAAGCATCAGTCATCTGCTTTAACAAGCCATGCTTATACTCGCTATAAACTTGTCCTTTGTCACTAACCCAATAGTTAGGGTGATCTTTAATACGTTTCCAGTGGTCTTTAATCATTTTCATAATAATCACTTGCCATAAATGCCATGAAGAACTCAACGATGATAGCAGTGATAAATACTCCCTTAGTAACTAATCCCGATTTCATCAGCAACCCAGCAATTAACATCACTGGCACTGCTGACAGTACGCTAATTATCTTCATCGTAGTCCCCCATTCCAATATCAATATTCATGTTACCGGATATTTCCTTCTTATCCGTCCATGCGCCATGACGTTTACCAATCAGTTCAGCTGCCTTAATTCTGTCTTTAGCAGAAACCGGTACATTATCATAAATACCCTTAGCAGTTGCAACTGATTCTGTCTGTTCACCGCGCATTACTGACGCTAAATATTCCATGACTTCCTGCATGTCAGCCGTTTTTGCCGACTTGATTTCAGCATTACGCCGGTCTAACTCCGCTTTAATCACAGGTTTTAACAGGTTTTCTGCACCGGTTTGCTGAGCACTTCTCTTAGAATATCCAGCTTTGATGGCAGCCTGAGTAGCATTAC